CGTCGTTTTTACCTATGTACATAATAGCTCCTTATAAGAAGCCGCCCCGAAGGGCGGCAGTTGATAATTAAGAGGTCCACTCTCTGACTTTGAGCAACGTCAGTGCGTATTCAGCGGCCTTTCTAGCATCTTGCCTATCTAACCCCCCGAGTATTGCAAACTCAAACTCCTGATGATCTCCATGTCTTTCTATTCTTGAACGAATAATAGTGAGTTCGCCTGAATAACCTAAATCAGGCATCGTTTTCCTAGCTTTCTCACAGTTCACAAATATTTCCTCAAGATAATGAAGGTCATATTTGTTGAGATTTTTAACCCACCACTCTGTCCAAAGTTTGACTTGAGTTTCGCGGTTGTAATCATCCTCGGGTATTTCATCGATCTTTTCTTTTAACCGATATTGCATAATAAGCTCCTATCTAACTTATTGATTAGTTTATTAAATGTTAAAGAACGGTGTTCCACGTGGAACCCCCTGATAGTATCAGATTCCTATGTGTATATCAAGGGGTAAGTTGTAACAAAGTGTGTCAGATAAACGTGTGTATATGCCCTGATTGATGAGCCACGGGACAGGGCGAACCGTGGAGAAAAGGGAATGACTAGACGCCCTTGCTCGGGGTGGTTATTTCTTTTTGCGCATTTTACCAAGCGTCTTGGCGAGACGGGCTCGTTGGCCGGTGACGCCTTTCTTCTTAGCAAGTTTAGTCAATTTTTTGGCGGGGATCTTTTCACCTGCTTTGACGCCAGCGGCTTTGCGCAGCGCACCAGGTTTCTTGATTGCCTTTTGAATCCACTTCTTATCTTTTTTAGCTGCCATAAAAAAAGCCCACTGGAGAAAAGGGATAAGAACCCAGTGAGCTTCTTTCAACTTAACACCAAGGAGCTAACTTGGTTCTTTGGGTATTGCATTACAAGAAAGCAATAACCGGATGGTCAACACCAAGTATACCCGCCCGAGCCTGGTAGTCAAGCTTGATATCACATTTTTTTCCAAGTAAAATATGTGTATGGTTGCTAAAAAATATTCACAGGAAGTCGTAGATCACGTTATCCATCTTCGGAACAACGAGGAGCGGTCGGTAGCGTGGATCTCACAGACCCTCAACATACCTATCGATACGGTGCGGGATTGGTTGTACCGTGGGCGACGGGCCTCAGATCGAAAAGCTAGTAGCGTGAGCGCCTGACTCGACTTCGAGTTTAATCTTTTCCGTTTCAAGCTTTTGCAGATCGTTGTCGGTCAAGTGGTCGTCTTTCCACTGATCCACGATCATGCGTAGCTGGCGTGAGATGGTGCGCCCCTCGATCTGGGCGATGAGTTTCATGTCGTGGTAGGTTTCCCGAGGCACGACGACTGATTTCCACTTAGACTGATCCATAAATCCTCCTTACTGTATCGGATTTTATCGGACTCTTTAGTCCAAAACAACCAGTTTTCGATTAGCCAGATGAGCAGCCTTGATGGCCGACTTGCTTTGACCGAAATATTCGACAGCGTGGTGGTGGGCAATCAACTCTGAGCAGAGCCACTTGTCATACACTTTGAAGTCTCCCAGATACCTGCCGTACTTGCCCTTCTCTAAGGTTCGCAGCGTAGCGACAGAACCTACTTTAAGGAACTCTTGGACAAACGCCTTGGCGGCAAGGCCGTATTTTTTTTCTTCCAGATCTCTAGTGCGAGACTCCGGACAATCCACCGCGTAGAGCCTAATACGCTGATTAGTAACAGAAATATTCCAACCAAGATCCACATCCACATCGACCGTATCTCCATCGATTATTTTGAGGATCGTGCACTGAAAGATATACGGATCATCAGACATAGGTATTGGTCTTGATCATATCAGTCACTTCCAGGCTACGACCTTTCACTTGTTTGGCCCAGCGCGAGTCCAGAAACTCGGCAGCGGCGGCATCGTAATTTTCTGCTTCCATGTGGCCGATGGCTTTGACGAACTTGGCAAAGCGGTATCGGCCCAGATTGAAATGCATATTGATGATTCCGTCACGACGTGCGCCCTCGTCAAGGGTCCTGAACCACGGGTATTCTTCCGTGAGTTCTTTGATCGTGCGCACGATGTCGTTAGAGAGCATATAATCGATCTCATCCTCGCTCAGACCCATTCCCTTGTTCGAGCCCTCGGCGTGGATGTTACGCCCAGCACCAATGTGCCACGTCCCAAACTGGTCTTTGTAGGCATGAGATTTAACGCCCTCATGGCGCTTGAGTGTCTCTATTAATTTATCCATTTTATTTTCTGACATTGCTACTTGATCCATAGAAACTGGAAGCTGCGGAACTAACGAGGCCCCCCAGATAACCGATAACGAGATTTGTAGTAGCAGCGTCAACGTCTGCTCCCATTAAAGTGACAAAAAAGCAATATATTAAGAATCCTATCAGAGAAATCAAGGCAAAAGCTTTACTTGTTCGGTCCTTACTAAAGTGCCGCCGTGCGTCTTTGGCGTCCTCGGCCTCTGTCTGAAAAGCTTCTAGGTCGATCTCCATCTCGCGGATCTTATCCTCGAATTCTCGATCTGCTTCTTTAACCTCGGCTACCCGCTCTGGGTTTTTTTCCAGAAACTTCTCGATCTTTGCAGGGTTCTTCTCATCGATGCCTAGCTTGTCAGCCAGTATCTTGACCGCCATACCGGCTACCGGATTGCTGGACGCAATCGTCTTGGTGATCGTTGGTGCAAGGGTCTTGAGTAATCCGCTAAGTTTCATAGAACAATAACCAAAGTTTGATCAAAGCTTCGAGGTTCGTTACGACTTTCCCTCGGTGCTTTCCTCCGTGATGGTATCTATAGTATCGCATATATCGGGGACTGACACCCCTGTGGTGACTTCGGTAGCTACCCGTCCGACAGCGCGGATGCCCTTGTACACCCCAGAGCAGTATAACTCTTTGTTTTTTATAGCTTCTTCAGACACAGCACAGCCTTGCAGCGCCACGATACTCACTAACAATAAAGGTCTAAGCATTTTTCTTTCCTCGTTTTTTGGATTTTTTGGGAGGATTGAGATAAGCCGTGAGGCGTTTCTGGTAACCCTCCATGAAGTGATCCGAGATCGCGTCTTTCTTTGCCGCCATAAAGTCATCACGTTTAAGCTCCGCTGGGGGATCGACGTGGTCTTTGCCGTCGTTAGCAAAGTACAGGATGGTCTGGCTGACGCTAGGGCCGTAGCAGAATCGTGGGATACGGGCGACGATGTCGCTACCCGAGACACAGGATACCTGCCTGGTAAGTTTCATGGGCCGTTTAAAACCTTTAAAGAACGTGTTGGGCTTGCCAAACGTGCAGAGCGACGCTCGTTTATGCTTCTTGTGCAGTTTGGACGCTGCCAGTTCTGCCAACGCTCCACCGAGGGAGTGGCCGCAGATCAGTAGAGGATGATCCATGCGCAATTGTTTTTTGATCTTGCCCCACACCGACAGGAAAGCGAGGGTGAAGCCGCCGTGACATAGGCGTCCTGCAAACGGGACGGGGATCACGAGGGCGTCGGTAACCCAATCGATACCTTGAGCGGTTCCTCGAAACGCGAGGATGTCAGGGCTGCTCTTTGTGCCCTTGATGTAATAAGCGGTAGTGGAGGTCCATTTGGATTCGATCTTGACTGCGTTGGGGATAGCGTCTTCGTAGGCCATAATAGAATATTTGCACGCCAGTTCGAGAGTGTTTTGGTCGATAGCGGGAACGTAGCCAGTGGTGCTCATTTTATCTCCTTTGCTTCTCCCCAGCTTGGCCCGAGTTCAATGTCGCACTTGCTCGGAACCACTAGTTCGATGGCGTTAATCATAATTTCTTCGAGCTTTTTGGCTTCCTCTAACGTGTCTACCGAAAAAGCCAACTCGTCGTGTACCTGAAGCATGGGCGTGTATCCAGCTTGGTATACCGCCAGCATCGAAGCCTTGACCTGATCCGCTGCCGAGGCTTGCACCAGCCGGTTCAGTGCGCGGTAGGTGAACGCTCTCTTGAGCCGTGTCGTGGGTCCATGGGCCGCGATGGCTTCTTCCCGAGGCAATGCCTTGTGCATTTCAAACGTGGCCGGTTCCCAGAGATCAAAGCGGCACTTCCTACCTTTCAGGGAACGTATGCTCCCACTCGATCTGGGGTCGTCCAGTTTCTTTTGCACGCCCTTGGTCAGCATTTTAACAAAGGGTACACGGCTATGGTATTGGTCTATCAGACTTTTCGCGGCGTCCTCGTCCATGCCTAGTTCGACGCACATTTTCTTAACCCCCATGCCG